AGCAGGTTCAACAACCTACTTTTACCCCTCCTAAAAAACCTGATCCGAAGGCGGAAGCCTGGGCAGAAAAGAATTCTTGGTTCGGAACTGATGAGGCGATGACCTACGCCAGTTTTGGTCTTCATCGTAAATTAGTGGAACAAGATGGATTTGACCCAAACTCAGATGAGTATTATACTGAGATTGATAAAAGGATCAGAAAAGAGTTTCCCCATAAATTTGATGGGGGTAACGGATCTACTAAACCCGTCCAATCTGTAGCATCCGCCGGTCGGTCGACGACCACAAAAACATCCGGACGCAAAACAGTTAGACTATCTCCAAGCCAAGTCCATATCGCCAAGAGACTCGGCGTACCATTGGAGGAATATGCTAAATACGTGAAGGAGTAAGCATGGAAAATAAAAAATCTAAAAAGACCTCACGCTCTGAGAACTCTCGTGAAAAACAAAAGAGAACTCAACCTTGGCGCCCGCCATCAAGCTTAGACGCACCTGAAGCTCCCGAAGGGTTTCAACATCGATGGATTAGATCGGAAACACTAGGTGTCGACGACAAAAAGAATATGGCTGGAAGACTTCGTGAAGGATTCGAGCTTGTTCGTGCCGACGAATACCCGGAATTTCCATCTCCAACGATTGAAAACGGTAAGCATGCAGGTGTTATAGGAGTTGGTGGTTTACTGCTTGCTCGGATACCAGAGGAAATTGTTAAAGAGCGGGAAGATTACTTTAAAAGCCAAACTAAGGCTCAAGAAGATTCCGTCGATAATAATTTGTTCAAGGAGCAGCATCGAAGTATGCCGATTTCTGTCGATAGACAAAGTCGTGTTACTTTTGGTGGTGGTAGAGGTTCCGATAAATAAGTTATCTTAGCTCCTATCACTTAAACAACTAACTGGTTTTAGGAGGACTTAACCATGGCAAATAAAGACGCGCCATTTGGTTTTCGCCCAACAAAAATGCTAGGTGGGGCTCCCTTTAATGGTAGCCAAACCGAATATGGTATCGCTAGTACATATAATACAAATATATTCTCTGGTGATGCTGTCGAGTTGCATACTGATGGTACTGTTACCATCGCTGCGGCTGGACAGACAAACATATTAGGCGTTTTCAACGGATGTTTCTACACAGATTCAACGGGGGCACCAAATTGGTCAAAATACTGGCCTGCATCGACTACTTCGACTGATGCAGTCGCTTTTGTCGTAGATGATCCTAATGTTTTGTTTGAAGCACAAGAAGATAGTACCGATATTGGCGCCTCATGGCCTGCTAATAGAGGGTCAAATGCTAACTTCGTTTCAACGCACGCTGGCAGTACCAAGACAGGTCGTTCCAAACAGGAACTAGATTCTGACAATATTACTGCTGCTACGGCGAACTTTAGAATTGTCGAATTGTCCAAAGACCCTGATAACAGTGATACAGCAAGTGCTAATTGTAATTTCCTCGTTAGAGTTAACGAAGGACTTTATTACGATAACGCTGCTGGAATATAGGAGGCTAACTAATGGCTATATCACGTTCGCAACTCGTAAAAGAGCTCGAACCTGGATTGAATGCATTGTTCGGTCTCGAATATGCACGGTATGATCAGGAATGGAAGGGAATCTTCGATTCAGAAAGTTCTGATAGAGCTTTCGAAGAAGAAGTTGAACTTTCAGGCTTTGGAAACGCACCAGTGAAAGCTGAGGGAGCGGGCATCCAATATGATGACGCAACTGAAGCCCACACTAGTCGCTACGCTCACGAAACAATCGCTTTAGCTTTTGCGATTACTGAGGAAGCTGTAGAGGATAACCTTTACGACAGACTCAGCTCTCGCTACACTAAAGCATTGGCACGTTCAATGGCTAACGCTAAGGAAATTAAGGGTGCAAATGTTCTTAACAGAGCATTCAACTCTTCTTATACTGGCGGTGACGGTCTCGAATTATGTTCTACTGCTCACTTAACTGTAAGTGGTGGTAACTATAAAAACGAACTGTCAACAGCAGCTGATTTGAACGAAACATCATTAGAAC